TGCCCCTTAAATGTGCAATATTATGGCAGGTGATGATATTAAAATGAACAGCTTTGCTCAAGCTACAGATGCGGCATATATATACGCAGAATCATCTAACGGTTCGCAGGTGAAGATTAAGAAAAGCGATTTGGTGGAGGTTATTAGAGCTGCGATGCCAGTAGTAACAACCGATAAAAACGGTTTGTATTCTAAAGATGATTTCCCGTTAAGAGGATATACAAACAAATATGATTTAAATACTATTAATCGTAATGCTCGCATTAGAATATCAAATATTCACCTTAATGGCCCAGTTGCAGGAAGTAACTATGGATGTTTACGATGCTCCGTTTATGAGGAATATATTCTACAAGAATATTGGGGACTTGATGGCATTCTCTGGGTAAGGCAATCTACAAATAAAGGAGAAACTTGGGAAGAATGGAAGTCTGTAAAATCTACTTGATTTGACGATTTTATTGTACCCTCATTTCTGGAGACATCTTCTGCCCCTTAAATGTAAGATTATGGCAGAGAAGCAAGATATAGCGATGAACCAGTTCCAAGTGGTGACGGATGTATTCTACATCTATGGAGAAACAGCGAATGGCAGCCAGGGGAAGATTAAGAAGAGCGATTTGCTTTCCTCTGTTCTAAGTGGAAATTTAAACTATCCGAATGGAGATATTAATGAATTAAAAAACAATGGGATATATTATGTCGGTAGTAACCCTACTGCTAAAGCTGTAGGGATAACGTTTCTGGGAGTATTTGCCGCACCGCCATCAGTTATGCAAATAGGATATGATAGCAATTATGAAGAAGACTCTGCTGCTATTGCTTTGAAAGTACGATTTGTATTGAGGGGGAATGATGCTTCTTATTCTACCTGGTCTAAATGGAGGTCAATTTCACTTACCTAATTTGGTGGTATAATTTGCCTCTTTCATTTCTTATCCAATCTCTTACCCGTTCCGGCCATATCGGTCAGAACGGGTAATAAATATTATTATCAGATTAGGTAAGAGTTATTGACTTCCATTCGGTCCACTTGTCCCAATTTCCCGTATTATATACTTGTGAACGAGTATATAACTCCCCAGTTCGTGAATTTATTAGAATTTGGGAAGCCATATCCTTTTCCGCGTAATGCAACAATAGCCCTGATACGTTTTCTGGCGAATTCATAGCAAAGGCAGAATAATATATTCCATTTTCTGAAATAGTATTAAGGTCTTTATCTGAGCTCAGAAGTCCTTTATATGCAAAAACACTTGTGAATAAATCGCTTTTCTTAATCTTTACCTGCGAACCATTCGCTGTTTCTCCATAGATGTAGAATACATCCGTCACCACTTGGAACTGGTTCATCGCTATATCCTGCTTCTCTGCCATATCTTCCTTACATTTAAGGGGCAAAGGATACGGCATAGAAACATAAAGCTCAATCTGCCATCTAATTTTGGTAAAGTAGATTGAACTTTATAATATAAATGTCAAGATAATATGTTGGTTGGATGCGTATGTGCTTTTGACAACATATTTAGTGTTTTCTCCTGCATTCATTATACAAAACTTATTTCCAACCTCTGAGAAGAAATTAATGGCACCTTGTGGAACTATTATGTTCCCGGTATTGTTCCCATATACAACTGCAATCGCTTTTTGATGTACAGAAGAGGCATTTTGAACCATAATTAATCCGGAATTATAGGGCAGCTCATACGTTTCTCCAGGAGTAATAGTTTTGTCTAATCTAAAAAATCCACAACTCTTCACCAAATCTGTAGGAGTTACCTTCTGCTGGTTGTTCCCTTTCTCAGTATACAGATAGTCCGCTACATTGTTTATCGGAAACTCATTCATTGCTATATCTTGTTCTGCCATATTCTCACATTTAATGGGCAAGAGATACGGCAGAAGAAGATATGGCAAGAAATAACTATTTATTTAAAGAAAGAATTTATACAACATTAATTTTCAATGCGATTGAGGAGGACAGTCCGTTTTTGATGGCATATTTACCAAGTCCGGTGTTATAAATACAGATTTTATCAGGTACATCACTGCTCGAGAACCTATTATCCCCTATAATATAAGTATAACTCCATCCTAATAAAACCATACATCCAACGCCTCCACTTGACGTATAGTAAACAAATAGGGTATTGTATGAACCTACATCTAAGGAATAAATCTCTCCAACTTCAATCTTGATATTGAACTCATTTCGTTTCGGTAATGCTTTTGCCACCTCTGTCAACGTCGGACTAATACTATTGCCGTTTGCATCCAGTCCACGCAGCCGTGCCGGAGTTCCACCACTCATTGCATTCTCTTTAATATCTTCTGCCATATTCTTACATTTAAGGGGCATCCGCTTTAAAAACATGATACCCTAATTTAACATTTAAATAATTAACTCGTTTTTGTTTAAATAAATTCCCGAATTAACGGCATCGGGAAGGCCGAAAAAAGAACAAGTTTCCTTGTTATAGAACAGTGCCTTCGGAAGATTCCTCGACCACTTCCACAAAACCACCGGACACCAGGTCGGCAAGGTCAAACGACAAGCCCATACCGCTGTCACGGATGCACAAGTAAAGCACATCCTTGTCGGTGTAATACTTGCCGTTGAACAGCTCCATTCCCTGCTTCCACGCTATCGGGTCCTCCTTCGTGCCGGAGGCTTCAATCTGGACAACCTTGTAGAGGGATTCTGTTCCTATACCCAGTACCCACTGTTCGGCAAATTCATGCTCTTGAATTACCTCATACAAAGTGTCTTTGTAGGAGAACATGAATCCGATTGGCTTAGTCTTGCCAATTAGGTCATCCCACTTGGGGAAATACTCCTTATGCTTAAGGCTCTGCTCAACTGTCAAGCCTGCGGTGTTGATGTTCTCCTTAATAATCTCATGTAACGTGTCCACCTTGTCCAGATACTCATCCGACAAGTCGGACGGGTCCAATATCGTTCCGGCATTGAGCATGCGTTCCTTTTCGGCTTCAGATACCTGGCGATATTTAGAAGCCTCCGAAGGGTCGCTGATATACGCGGTACTCCCGAACACCCTTTCATCTATGGGCACATCCTCACTCTGTGTAAGGTAGTGCCCTCCGTCTGCCTGCAAAATCATTGTTGTTCCTCCTTTCTTGTTTCATTATCATTCAAATCTTTTATATTTTTGTCTATGGACATTGACAAGGAGATGTTTCCGTAATTGTCCGCAATGAATTTAATCAGAGCTATTTCCTCGTCAGAGAACTCCGTCTCTCCATTGCTTTGGAACACCTTCATCATAAGCGCATATCCACGCGCCCTATTGAGGTTCTGCATGATTGTATCGGCAAAATCCCCCCGAATGTCCCTTGTTATGCAGTTCTGCATGGTCACATTCGTGTAAATCTCGAATCTTTCAAAATTAATCTTCTTCATAATCAATTATTTGTTTGGATATGAATTAGTTACTTGCCCGTTAACAGAGAAAACTAACCCGATAGGTCCCAATGTAAAGCTTAGTGCGTCGGTTCCAACCGTTGAATAACCATTCACGGATGTACCTGACATATCAAGTCTCCCGACCTCTTTATTTCCAGAATACCTTCTGAGCATTAATCGAGGGTAATAATTAGTAACCCCTCCGATAGATTCGGTAATGAAAGATATATTCCCTACTTCATTATTATCTTGGTTATACATCTTGATGCTGTTGGAACTTGGGTCCAGTTCAATGCGAGTGCCATTCAACGAAGTGGAAATCTTACCGACCAATTCCACATCCCCATTCTCCTTTATCTTGAATGACCCATTGGGAGAGGAGACATTTCTGAACGTACCGCTTATAGCATTGATAGTTCCAGTCAAATCGACATCGGTAGCTATCATCCTGCCACTTTCCAGCACCCGGAACGGAGCGTCGTCAGGCTCGTGTGCTCCAGCCCAGATACGCACCTTGCTACCAGCAATGGAACCGGACAGCCCGGCCGTTACCGTACCGTCATCCTTCTTAATGAGGAACTGATTTCCCTGGAAGAAGTCAATGCTACCATTCTTCGCGATGATGAGGGATGTGTAGATAGGACCTACACCGCTTAACTTGGTCCATGTGGACGATGACACTCCCGGCTTGTTGCTTTCCGAGCTTGTATGGGTAGTGTTGCATTTGTAGACATCCCATCCGTCGATTGCGGCATTGTTCCTTATCATGGCAATATCCACATAACGTGTGCCGCTTGTCAGGGCTTCGTCGTTACGATAAACTACTCCGACAGCCCATTCGGAATGCCGGATGATGCAGCCTTGGATACCATGCTCTCCTTTTTCCCCAGGCTTGCCATCAGCTCCGGGTTTCCCGGTAGCACCCGGTATACCGTCTTCTCCCTTTGAAGCCAGCAAGTCATACTCCGCGGAATTCATCTCCCCGGAAAGTATGTACCCGTATGTCTTTCCACCGTCCTGGGTCTGCTTGATTCGCTGACCGGAACTTGTTGTAACAGTCCACAGTGGAGGATTGGTCGTCTCCTTCTTGGCTATGTATGATGAGCCGCCCATGGTAACTACACCCTGCTTCGGCACGATAAGCCCGGTATACCATCTGCCCATGGCTGTTATGCTCTCGCCCTTATCGCCTTTGATTTTAATTGGCGTGCCCCATGTCCCATCACTTGCGGATGAAGCAACCTTCTGCGACATCCATATAGCTCCACTTGTAGCATTCGTATGCCAGCCTCCGGTAGTACCGTTTCCCGTAGGAACAGAAGGCTGGGAAGTGCTGTCATTGTAAGTTATGAACACGCTCAATCCGTTCGAACCGGCTGCACCGTCAGCACCGTCCGAGCCGTCAACGACCATCAACGACCATGCTGTCCCGTTCCATATGTATACACGACCGTTATTGGTGTCCCTATATGCCCAGTTGATTTGAGGATTGGAAGGTGGAGACTGCAGGTCGCCTTTCCATACGATGCTCAGTCCGTCCTTTCCGTTCTTTCCGTCAATTCCGTCAATGGTCATTTGATACCACTGGCCGTCTTGATATACATACGACTTCTTGTCGGTCGTATTCTTGTACGCCCAACCGTTCTGAGGAGAGGAAGGGGCAGACGAGAAATCACCTTTCCATACAATACTCGTACCAGCCACACCTTCTGCGCCATCAATGCCATCAAATCCATATTTAGCCCAGAGGGCAGGTGTGCTGAAATTACTCCATATGCCGTTTCTCTTCTTCCTCTCGCTTATCCATTCAAAAGGCAGGGATTCGGAAACGCCAATAGGATCATCATGCCAGCCGGAAGGGATATAATCGTCCGTCTGTGAGGTCGCTGGGGTGGAGGGGCGGTTTTCCTCCGTGGTATGGATAAACACTCTTTCGTAATCGGTACCGTCGCTTCCGTCCTTTCCGCTCTGGACAAGCAGGTCGTATTCCTCCGTATTTGATTCACCGGACAGAATATAGCCGTAAGTCCTTCCTCCGTCCTGCGTCTGGGTAATGCGCCTGCCGTCATTTGTCGTGGTAGTCCATAACGGTGGGTTGGCGGTCTCCTTCTTCGCGCAGAAGGTGCTTCCTCCCATAGTGACGATTCCCAGTTTGGGCACGATAAGCCCGGTATGCCATCTGCCGAGCGAAGACACGCTCTGTCCGTCCTTGCCGTCCGTAACAAGAGGTATCGTCTCCACATCGACCTCCTTCCCGTCCACGTAGAATATGAACTTGATGCTCTTCTGGAAGCTTGATACCGGTACTCCGGCATTGTTCCCGATTGAGACTTCGGCTCCACCGTCAAGGGAGTATTTAAGTTCGCCCGTCCCGGTCTCGGCCGTGCCTCCGGAAACCGAAGACTTCAACCGTGTACACGATACGGATGTTACATTGAGATTACCGTTGGCATCCTTTATCACGGCAGACACGCTCGGGACAAGCCGGTACAGAACGGCATCGGCGCCACCCTTGACACCTGCCATGGTGAACGTGAGCTGCCCGGTGTAGGCTTTTCCGTTGTAGGTGGCTGTCAACGCGACGGGTATCGGGTTCCTGCCGTCCAGAGCCACGCCCTGCTTGACACTGAAGGTTATCTCTCCGGTGGAAACGTCATGCGTCTCGGTGACGTTGGCAGGGAGCGTGCATGTTATTCCGGTGAGGGTCATCTTCTTACTGCCGTAGCTCATCCATACAACTGTGCTTATCGACGTGTCCTGATAAACCTTGCCGTCATTGGTAAGGGCGACGTTATCCATCTCGTTGGTGAGGTCTGCGAACACTGCCGATTCTCCGGGGTCACCCTTGGAGGCAATCTTCTGCCAGTCATTGTTCGTGCCCGGCTCGGCTGACGAACCGTTCTTGTTCATGCAGGCCCATGTGCTTCCGTCATGGGTCACGCTGTCGTAATAGTCATACTTTCTGCCGGATTCCCAAACGCCCTCATAGCTCAAGTCCTTGGCTGGGGTGCCGTTGGGCTTCAGGCGCTCTATCGTGCCGGAGATGTACACATTCTTGCCGTAGAACGAATAACCGGAGAAGTCCATGCCCCCTATGGAAAGGCCACTAAGGTCACCGGTCTGCATCATGACGTTAACCTCGGGGTCTATCACCCAAGTGTTGACGTGAGCCAGACGGCGTGTATAGTAACGGTTTTCGTAGGTGATAGCCTGGCGGTCCTTGTCTTCGAAATTGCCGTATGCGAAGAAGTTCATGCCCGGCATCGGATGAACGGACGTACCAACCTGAAGCTCATACTCGAACTTCATGTTTCCCACTTCGTTCTCCAATATTCTCGTCGGGGTGAAATAGGACGTTGCGTATCCGGAATATTCGATGAACCCGTTTGCACCAATCGTATCCTTTTCGGTGTTCCCCCCACCTATGTTATGGAATACGCCACGGCATATGTCGCTCACATGAAGCGTACCGTATTGGCCTTCCAGAAGGTCAAGGGTGGCGATGCGGTTCTCTGTATCCACAGTCTTTATCGTTCCGTAGGCGAACGTATTGGCTTTGTCTCCCGATATAACGTCTATGCAGTTGAAGGTAATCTGAGGTACAATAAGCTCCTCACGGAATACAGCCTTGTCCGTCTCGATGACAACCTTGCCGTTCTCGTCCAGATAGATGTAGCCGCCGCTTCCTCCGATAATGCCGGAAACGAAGTTCTTGCTTATCTGAATTCCCTTCTCCGCGGTCAGCTTGTCGCCGACTTCCAGCTTGAAGGGGGTGCGGTCGTTGGTGGTCTTGCTGAGGAATGATTGCAGAACACGCAAAGCCGAATACACATTTCTGTTTGTAGGGGATGTAGTGTCATTCGTTCCGATAACATATATGCCACTTCCACCTCCACCGGTGTATGTCTGTCCCTTCAAGGTAATATTCTCTATTTGCTCTTCCAGCTCCCCTATCCGAGAGTAGGACGCCGTTTCGCCTACCGTATATACCGGGCTGTCATACGGCTTATCAAGATTACATTCGTATCCAATGATTCTGGACTGACGGTTTCCGCTTTCAAAGAATGCGGAATTGACTAGATTAACCTTATCTCCTACATCAAAATGCTTTGCATAATCCGGGTTCTGATTGCCTCCCTCATCCAGCCCATACATATAGTCCGACATCATTGTGCAGGAATATGTATTGGGGTCTATCCTGGACTTGGCGACGTACTCTTCAGCCTTCTCCTTAAGCTCTTGTTCCGCGGCCGACACAAGCCCCAAATCCGCAATTTTGGAGCTGTCCCACCCATATAATATATAAGTATCCCCCTCTTTGGGTTTTAAGACATCATCAGGTAATTTGCGACCATAATCCTCATTAGCGACAATCTCCCAAAGCTGGGCTTTCGGATTCCATGAACCGTCCTCATTCTTTTCCGGGTCTCCCATCGGATTAAAAGTCACACCGAAATCCATACCGTTCAAAGAGCCGGACTGGAAGATTATATGCAATTCCTCACCCTCAAGAATGTAGTCCTTTGAAAATGTTATTCCGGTATCGGTAAATTGGTAGAAAGTTTCGGTGGTCTGAGTTCCATCCTCATTATTCACTGTGTCTGTATAGGTGATGACCTTTGATATATGACCGTCAGTACGAGGATATATATCGTCAAACACAACCACCTGCTCTACAGCTTCCTCTGTGGACATGTCAGGATATGCGTCTATGTATGGAGTTCCTTCGGGAAGCATGAGACGCTTTTGTACAACTCCATTAACCACGATGCTTTCATCCACTGGACGATAGTTTGACGGAATGTTACGGGTAGAGCCGAAAGCATAGATACGGGTAGCGTATGTACTCTTGCTCTCAGAGCTTGTCATCTCCACCACATTGTCCCCTATCTCAAAGTCAACCGGAGTGCCGTATTCACATCTTCCGAAGTTGATGGTCTTGTCAGTTACCCACCATTCGCAATCCCAGGTTTCTGCCATAGCAGAAAGGGCGTCTATCATATTAGTGTTGTCGTAACTTACAAGCTTCGCGGATTTCTCTACTGTAGGGGCTATGGAGAACTCAAAAGCCTCTCCCTTGTATGTATATCCCAAAGCGGCAAGATTACGCAGGAAAATGCCCATATGTACATCAAGAGTGGCGGTCAAGTTCCATGATGCCTCCTGCCCCCCTACTTCCGGGGTAAACTTGAATACCTTGTTCTTCCATTTCCAGTAATATGCGTCAAGTCGAAGCTCATAGTCATATGCGCCAGTAGCAGTGTTGTAAATAGGATTGTAGAGGCTTACAAGTTCGAACAGACCGAAACGTGAATCCTCCACATAATCACCCAGATGGAAGGTGATGGGAGAATTGACGCTGAAAACGAGTGTCATATAGTCTTCGCCCATCAGCGTATATTTCCGCTTGCTTCCCCCGTTGACAGAGGTTGAATATATTATGTCTCCTTTTACGTCCTTTATATCCATGAACACAAATTTCGGAGATAAAAAAAAGAAGCCCTAATTTTCAGGACTTCCAGAACGAACCTTTTATAAAAGGTTCGTTATTTCTTGTTTTAAGCACATAAAATACCTATTCCAATACAAGAATAATAATTTTTTGGGGCACCAATCCTTGCATATTTATAACAAATATGTTATATTTGCACCGTAAACAAATGCTCTTTGATTCATGAAAACAACAGAGTTCTTGAAGAAGGCTGCAAAGATAGGCTGCTATTTTGTGAGCCACGGCAAAGAACACGATGTGTGGTACAGCCCTAAAACCGGGAAGTATTTCCGTGTGGGCAGGCATGGCTCTCAAGAAATAAAAGGCGGCACTCTGAACAGCATGATGAAAGATGCGGGTCTTAAATGACCCGCACATTTGTTTACCCTAAACTCTAAATAACAAGAAATATGAAAGTTACTGCCATTGTTGAAATGTGGGATGACAAGACAATCAGTGTTTATGTCCCCGAATTTGACGGTTTCAGTTTGAACGGTCAAGGCAAAAGCGTTGATGAAGCGAAACGTTCATTACATGAATGTATTGATGATTATGTCGCCATGCTTAAAGAGCAAGGCAATGAGGTGCCAGAAGCATTGAAGGATATAGAGTTTGATTACAAGTATGATATAGCTTCATTCTTTGATAATTTCAAGTTTATAAGCGTATCTACTTTCGCGAAGTATGCAGGTATCAATCCGTCTTTGATGCGCCAGTACAAACAACGCATAGCCTTTGCTTCCGAATCACAGAAATCACGAATAGAGGAAGCCATACATAGGGCAGGGAGAGAAATGTTGGCGGTGCAACTTTAAATTTGGCATTTGTTTACGCAAGCCCTCTTCGGAGGCAATATGAAGGCAGTGGAATTTAGTGTTCACTGCCTTTTTTAGTGTACAAAAATGCCCCAAATTGGGGCTAAAATCTTAGAAGAAAACTTACTTATAATTATATCATTAATATTATAAGTATTCTTATAAGGAAGTATATAGATATGACAATTCCACTTCCGATAATTAGTTTTGTAACCCAATTATGCTCAAATATTTCCCAATAATAATACCCTCCAAAATCTTTTTGATGCATAACCTTTTTAGCCATCCAAAACCCCAAACCAATAAGAAACATTCCCAATCCTAATCCTAACACATATCTTCTTTCTATAAAATGTATATCAAACATCATAGAAGAAGCAGACAATAAGATGCCGCCAAGCAGAACTAACTTCCACCAATAATCAATTTTGAAGAGATTCCCTATATCCATCCTGTTTACTTGTTAATAGTACATAAAATCATCTCTTAACATAGCTCTGTTCAGAACAATTCGGAATGACTTCCGATTCTAAGCAAGTCTATTATTTCCCCATCAATCCATATAAGAAGAAAATCATCCTCAATATGACACTCCATACAACCTTTATACTGTCCCTTCAACAAATGAGGCTTATGTTCTTTGGGGATTGGTAGGTCATTGATAAGCAGATTGGCTATTCTTTCAAAAGCCACCACCTTTTGGGGAAATTTCCGAATACGCTTAAAGTCCCTTTTGAATTGGCTCGTCGGGTGCAGTTTCTTTTTCACTTCATCAATTCCTCCATCAAGCTTTCCACACTATCAAATGTTTCCTTATTCTTTGCCTCGCGTGCTTCTTTTATAGCCGCAACCGTTTCTCCATTCGGCTCTGAATAGACCGCGTCCATCAGAGTGCTTTCCACGAAGTTGTTCAAGCTTCTGTTCGCTTTCCTTGCATGTTCCTGCAAGACTTGTAACAAGTCCTCACGCAGACGGAACGAGGTTTGTTTTCTTACTACTGCTTCCATATTATCAATGTATTATATTGTATCACAAAGATAATGCAATGTACGAAACAAACAAACTATTTTCCGATTTTTCTTTGTACAAAAATGCCCCGAACCATAGGAACGGGGCTGAAAAGTATGAGAGCTATAAATTTATTCAACTGTAATCGTAGTCGTACTTGCTAAAGGAGCATCAAACTCATAACCTGCCTTCATCTCTGCTTTAGAACCACAAATAAACATGCAGGGCCATACAAAAAGTGCAGTCACCACAGATAATGGAGTTCTATTCTTTCCCGTTATATAAACCTCGGAAGATGCAAAAAACAATTCTTCCCCACTGGGAACAATAATACTCCGAACTTTAATCCCTAAGCGGCCTTTGGTTCCCCACCAAGATGACCTTTTAGCCTCATAAACCGTCCCTTTGGCTATGGTTCCTGCTGGAATAACAGTAACCTTGTTAACGACCACATCCTTAGTTACTCTAAAGTCTATACTTTGTCCTTCATGTACCTTGGAAGCTCTGACGTTTGTAACAGACTCTAGAGACACCATAGTTCCGGCTTTGACAGTTACAGTCTTTTCTTGCGCAAAGGATGTAAAAGAAATCAAACTTGCAGCAAACAACAAAAATAGAATCTTTTTCATATATAAATACTTTAGTTAAAAATTGTGCTGCAAAATTAATTGCTTCTTTTAATATATAAACTATTTTATTTGCCAAATTTGCAACATATGTTATAAAACACTATGTAGAAGTTTTGTTTCCGCATTTCATTTGCCGTTTGGAAACTAAAGTTTATATTTGCAGTATGAAAAAGGAATTAGGAAAATGGCTGATGGATATAGCCAAGTATATCACAACAGCGGTGGTTCTAACTTCAATATTCGGAGAGGTGGAACAAAAGTGGATAATATATGCGGGCGGCGTATTGGCTGTAGCTTGTACGTTAGGCTGGGGGTTATATCTTGTAAAAGACAAAAAGGAAGGAGAATAATATGGGAGCATTGGTAATGTTTGGTTTGGTTATCGTAATAGCCAACATAGGTGGTATTTACTTCATGGTGCAAGATAAAAAACACCAAACCAGTAAATAATAGAATGGGACTCATCATTTTTTTGTCTGTTGTAGGGGTTCTTGCTGCTTGCGTAGGCATTTGGGGAGCTATAAAGCTCCATAATGAGACTAAAGCAGTGCACTAAACTAATTTTCCTATAATGTCAACGTCTTTTGCTTGTAAGAGACAAAAAGGAAGGAGAATAATATGGGAGCAATTGCAGTTTCAGTTTTTGTATCGATAGTCGCTATTGTAGGGCTTATCTATTTTAACCATCAAGACAAGAAAGAGGCACAGAATGCCAAGTAAACAATTAACATAAAAATTCATGGGTTTATCCATGAGCATTAACAGATAAATGCGCAATAAGCGTGATTACACTGGGTTTAAAAACCTGATTACACTAACTAAGCCGCCATGAGTATTGGCGGCTTTTTTGCAATAATATTTGAGACTACTTTTGCTGTCATGAAGATTTGGCTCTTATCTTCGCCAATGGCTTTCTCCCGATTTTTATTTATGGTGTAACGACCGCATCAAAGAGTTGCTTCAATACGGACTATCTAACATGATTTCATTCATATATCTTATAAGATATAGACTGTCTTCTTTATCAAGACCAGATTTAGCTTGCTCAAAGTCTTTAATGAGCTTATCATTTATATTTTTGTTAAATTCTCCTTTCCCCATAAATGTATAATCGAATACCTTATGCCCTGCCAATATCGCTTTTTGTAGTTTTTTACTAATGAGACTTAATTCTTTTGTAGATATATCTGTTGTATGAAAAAAATAAATTGGATGTATTAATTGAGATGTTTCATCAAACATTTTAGGCATATTCGTTTTATTATCAACAGCAAAAATACCATCGACATAAACAGTGCCAAATTCTGGTATTTCAGAAAATCTTTTCATAAAATAATTATCCTTTCCTTTTATCATATGGGTACATCCAAGTTCTATAAATCCCATATATATGGAATCTTCCCATGCTTCAGTCTTAGATAGGGTATCAAAAATAGAAAGTTTGTAAGAAAGGCACTTTTCGTTTTTGTTCACATTCCGAACTTTGATATCGTAGATAACTGCTTTCAGATTATTAAAAACTCCAACTGAATCTATTATTTTTTTCAGCTCATTGTTTCGTTGTTCTATCAACATCTGCTCTTTGACTTCATTCGCATCATAAGATTTGTACCTCAAAAAAAAATTCACAAGATTATCAGATGGGCTTAGAACCTGCATACTATCAGTTGTAAATACACTTTGATTTTTTTGCTTAGTATTACATGAATAGGTAGCAAACAAAAATACAATGGCTAATATGATAAATATTCTTCTCATTACATTAAGCTAATGTTCCGTACAAATATAGGGTATTTTTTAAAAAAGTATTGCCTATTCAAAGAAAATATTTATCTTTGCGGTGCTAACAGATGGTAATTGTATTTACCTCGCAGAGCAAGCGGTTAATTTGCTCATATTGTATATGGGTATTTTTTATGCCCGTGCTTTAGGATATTGGCGGTTGCCTATACGTAGATATTTATGTGCTCTTCGGGGTATGTTATCATCTGTTAGCAGCGTATATGGCAACCGCTTTCTTGTTGCCTATAATATATCTTTAAATGCTAACAGAGATATGAACGAGTTAATCACAAATCAAAAAGGTATGACCTCCCTTGAAATTGCAGAGGTCACGGGTAAACAACACGCCCATGTAATGCGTGATATTCGTAACCTATTATCGCAAGGTGTAGCCGAATCCAATTTTGGATTGGGGTCATACACAGACGCTAACAGCCAAGAAAGACCGCTATTTAATCTTACTCCAAAAGGTTGCCTTATTCTTGCTTCGGGCTATGACGCTGTTCTTCGTGAAAGGATAATAGACCGATTGGAAGTACTGGAATCAGAAAAGAGAAACGGAGGTTTCCAGTTGCCTCAATCTTTCAGTGAGGCACTACAACTTGCCGCCGACCAAGCCAAGCGAATAGAAGAACAGCAGAAACAAATCGAGCGGAAAGACAAAGCTATAACCAAACTTCAGCCCAAAGCCGACTTTGCAGACGCAGCTTTCAAGGCAGAGAACAGCAAGGTGGATATAGGGCAGGCAGCCAAAATCCTAAATCTCGGCTTCGGTAGGAACACCCTTTTCAAGAAACTCAAAGAAATTGGTGTGTTTTTCTCCAATCGCAACGAGCCGAAACAGAAATACGTGGATGCAGGCTACTTTGAAATGACGGAAAAATTCATCGAGAGAAACGAACATCCCGGCTTTGTAGTTACCAAAGTGATATGCACTCAAAAGGGACTTGCTTACATAAACACCCTTTTCGGTGGTAACAAGTCTGACGGAAAACTTGCGAGGATAGTATAATCAGAATTATTTACAAACCAATCACTTAATATTATCCGTATTTATGCGGACAGCCCAAACTATACCCAAAATTATGGTAGAACTAATAATAATATTCGTCAGCCTATACTTAGGATATAGACTGTTCAGAAAGCCGGGAGAAAGATTCTTCTACAACGATTAAAACACCTAATACGCAAATTTATGAAACTGATGATAAAAACCCCTTCCATGAAGGTATATACCCACAAGACCGTGGGAGGAAGCATTACCATATATCACCATGCAAACGGAGATATAGTGTTCGGAGCGAAAAACGCCAAAGTGTTGAACCGATTTGAAAGAACACGGGTGTACAAGAAATTATGTGAAAAGATTGCCACGTAAAGAAGCATGAGAGTGCGTTGAGGTTTCGACCAACGCTCATGTATGACGCCCCGGCAGCAATACGGTTGCCGGGTTCCCTTCACACGACAAAATGCGGCTTGCCCATTATGGGTAGGTCGCATTCATTTTAGGAAATAACAAACCTTTCCCAAAAGGTTCGTTATTGCTAATCCATTTTTTAGGTCGAAAATTTGCATATATGTAACTTCGCTAGAAAGAAACGAAATCGTCATTTACCTATAGCTGCCGGTAATGGAGTGAAGATATTGGGGAGTCTTGGATTGAATGTTGGCAGCTATATTAAGCATTCAAATTCAATACTCCTTTTTTATACTATCAGCGGATGGTATGGGACAGCAGGAGCGAGTAATGGCGTAACGGGGTTCGATTCCCCACCTGCTACAAATTCAGTCAAATTAAAATCCCCGAAAGCGGAAGTGACTGAGCCGCTGACGGGGATAACGTAGAACAATTGCAAATATAAGGATTATGACGCAATTAACAAAATCAAGTTCAAGCGAAGAAATAAAGATGTATTTCAACGCTATTTTAAAGTTACAATCAGCAAGTGAGGAATTCCCGGTAAATCTGGATGAGGTTTGGATGTTGGTATATAATCGAAGAGATTATGCCGTAGATGCTTTGAAGAAAGACTTTATTGAAAATGAAGATTTTATTTGCACTTCGGTAAAAACCGAAGTGGGTAGTAACAAGTTTGATTATTACTTAACAGTCTCATGTCTTGAATACTTTATCGTAAAAAAGATACGTTCAGTTTTTGAAGTGTATCGCAAAGTCTTTCACAAAACAGCCAAACAAATATCGACAGGAAAGGTAAAAGTCGGTCTTACTGCTAAAGTTCGTGCTTCTCTTGAGTGGGTGAAAGGTGTTAAAAGACTTTTGAACTTGAACGATTCTTCAACCCTTTTAATGCTCAAACAAGTTGCTGAACCGTTAGAACTTCCAGTTCCCGATTATACACCCTCTAAAGGTGTGCTTAAATCGGCTGGTGAACTGCTGAAAGAAAATAAGTGTGCAATTAGTGCACAGTTTTTCAATCAGAAGATGATAGAGAAAGGCTATATGGTAGAGCTTACCCGTCCATCAAGTAAGGGCGGTGTGAAGAAATTCAAGTCAATAATAGGTGATGGGCTGCATTTTGGCGAAAACCAAGTGAATCCGAAGAATCCTAAAAGCACGCAACCGCTTTATTATCAGGATAAGTTTATAGAATTACTGGGATTGTTACAATTGAAGCAAATAGCATAACTTTTTACACTTTTCGATTATGGGAATAGAAATGAGCCTAAATCAGGATAATATATCATTTGAAGATATGGCAATAAAATTGGGTATAACCCTTGATGAATTAGTCTCTTTTGCAATAAAAGATGGGTTGATAAATGAAGATGGGACTCCAACTGAAAGGGCTCTAAGAGAGGGGCTATTGACGATTGAATAGAAGCATAACAAATAATGCGCACCTCATTAGGTTGGGGTGCGCTTTGTATTAGCAACAATTATTTGATATGAAAATAAAAGGAGATATATCCGGGCTGGACGAGTTGGAAGAGAGGATAAGTGATACCTTCTTTTCTAAACTTATTGAAATTGGAAGAGACGCGGTACGATTTGCCCAACATAATGGAGAATATAAAAACCACACATTTAATCTTCGTAATGCTCCTGGATTTTGTGTCGTAAAGGATGGAAAGATAATCCATTTAGAAATAGGAGATGATGGTGGACATCCAGAAGCACTAAAAAACACAGAGAACATTCTTATTTATTCCGAGAAACCGCAAGATGGCCTCTATTTGGCAGATGGTATGCCATACGCTTCTTTCGTGGAAACAAAAGGGTATGATGTGTTAGGAAACTCTATTTTTTACGCCAAACGGCAGATTAACAAAAAAATATATTGATATGGCAGGAATATTTGTAGAGATTGATAGCGACATAAAGAAGCTACAGCGACTCAAGGCAGAGATTGAGAGTGTGAAAAAGGCCCTCACAAAAATTAATGTGAATGTCGAAATTGACATGGCAAAAGGTATGGAAGCCCAGTTGAAATCATTAATGGGACAATATGACGGGCTTATAAAAAAAATTGCAGAGGCAGAGGGGAAGATACTACTTTCCACTAAAAAAATAAATGATGCTTCTGAAAAGATTATAAGTGCACAAGAGCGACTCTCAAAAGTTTCGGGATTAAAACCTCAAGAGGATGGTGATGTTGGTGGAAATAGTGCGCAAATCGCGAGTATAGATGCGCAAGCCAAGGCATATAATGAGTTGAAGATAGAAATAGAGTCTATAATTGGAACCCGTTCTCAAAACATAAAACGCATGGTTGAGGAACAGAATGCCATCCGTTTAATCAACGCCGAGATAAAGCAAATAACAAAAACACAAGGACAATCCGCAGTATTATCAAAAAGCCAACAACAAAGGCTTGAGCAGTTAAACAATTCTCTGTTAACTCATAAAACAGCATTAGCGGAAGTGAGGCAAAATCTAAGCAATAATGCCAAACTGGATAATGTCGCTGCCACTTCCATGAATGGGCTCTCGCAATCTTTGCAAAGAATGAGGATAACATATCGTGAGTTAACTGAAGAGGAACGCAACTCTCCCTTTGGGAAAGAATTGTTATCTTCAATTCAACAAGCTGATACCAAAATAAAGCAACTTGATGCAACAATAGGTAACCACCAGCGAAATGTGGGGAATTATGCTTCAAGGTGGAACGGTTTAAGTGTAAGTATTCAACAAATAGGTAGAGAACTTCCTTCGTTAGCTTATGGTGCAAGAACTTTCTTTTATGCAATATCGAATAATCTTCCAATCTTGGCAGATGAAATTAAACGGGCGAAAGTACAATATAACGAACTAAAGGATAGTGGTCAGAAAGCCGTGCCAGTATGGAAACAAGTCGTTTCTTCTATATTTAGTTGGCAAACAGCCCTAACAGTTGGTATTACTCTCCTCACTTTATACGGTGATAAGGTTGTTGATTGGGTCGCTGGTTTATTTAATGCTAAGGATGCCTTACAAGATGTAGCCTCTTACCAACAGAATCTTAGTAAAATAATGTCAGAAGGTGCAAAAAATTCTGCAAGAGAACGCGTAGAATTGGATACTTTGTATAAGGCTACCCAAAATCATAAGAGGCTTTTAGAAGAAAGGAATAAAGCAGCAGATGAACTACAAAAAAAATACCCTTCTTATTTTGGTAATTTATCTAATGAGGCTATTTTGGCAGGTAATGCCGCTTCTGCATATAAATCTCTAACAGAAAACCTTTTGAAAGCTGCACAAGCAAGAGCGGCAATGAAGATAATAGAAGAGAACTACAATAAAATATATCAATTGCAGAAAGCTATAAATGCAGATACTAATTGGACTAATCGAAATAGAGAAAAGACAAAAGGAGGGACTGCCAGTGTGACAGCAGTAATTGGTGGTTCTATAACTGGATACACACAAACGGGAGAGGTCCTAACAGACGAAGCAATAGAATACAATAGAAGAACCAAAGCTTTACAAGAAAACAAAAAGGCTGTAGATGCCTTGAAGGATGCTAATAACGCTTTGATAGATTCTATTGATGTAAGTGCTTTTGTTGCAGATAATGGTAATATTTCTGGCGTAAAGGATATAAACGCCTACACCGACCAACTGCACCGTATTGCCGAGCTTGAGCGTAAACAGACCATTGAGCGCCAACGCCAGCAGCAGGACTTGGATAACCAATTGGAACAGTCGCGCATTGACAGCTTGCAGGATGGCTACGAGAAGGAGCAGGCACAACGTGAACTGAACAACAAGAAGGAGATACAAGCCTTAGAGCGCCAGAAGGAGGACTATATACGTGCCTATATACAAGGTCAGAAGGAGATATTCGATGCCCAGGAGGAATTGAAAGCCAAACAGACAAAGGGATATGTGAGGCAAACGTTTGACGCCTCCACCATTAATGTGAAAGACATTACATCGGCATGGGACAAGATTATCAAGAACACACAAATCGGACAAGGTGTTGACGAATGGCAGAAACGTGAGAATGCCATGAATGAATATCTTATTGAATACGGAACATTCTCCCAAAAGAAAGCAGCCATTGACAAGAAATATGAGGATGCCATAAATAAGGAAACAGATTTGGGTACAAAAAATACCCTTCAAAAACAATGGGAAGAAGCCATATCGTCCTTGAATATGAGTAAACTGAAGGAAGAAATAAACTGGGAGATGGTATTTGGGGATTTGAGCAAGATAACAAAAGAACAGCTTACCAAAATAAAGGCACAACTTCAAGAATTTAAGGACTCCGATGATTTCAAGGACGCTACTCCTGAACAGATACAAGTTATAGAGGGAGCTATAAACTCCATCAATAGCGCAATGGTAGACAAAGGAGGAATCTTTGGAGGAATGACCGAATCTCTGAAAGAGTTGGCGAATGCTACGGAGGAACTGAAAAAGGCAGAAGAGGAACTTGTCAGAGCAAACAATGAAGGCACGGAAGCGGAAAAAGAGGAAGCCCAAAGGAAAGTAAATAAAGCACAGCAGCGGAAACAGAATGCGGAAACCGATGTAACCCGGTCAAGCAAGAAGACAATAGACAACTTGATAATGGTCGGTGATGCGATAGCCCAGTTGGGAAGCGATGCAGAAATGAGCCTTTCCTCATTCGGAAATGCAGCCGCGAGTGTGGTTGATGCATTTACTGAGGCTGGAAGCAAAATTGGCGGCATTGTCGGTGCCATATTTTCAATACTTGAAGGAATACAAAAGCAAGGGTTGGCTGGTTTTGTAGGGAACATTGTCGGTAATGTAGCTGGGGCTGTTGGAGGGATATTTGATACTCTTACTTTTGGCGCATTCGGTCTCGGTGGTGCTGATTATTCCCGTTACAACGAGATGGTCGAGGAATACAACAAGCTAAATGAGATATGGGATGAACTGATAGACAAGAAAAGGGAATATATTGATATGTCCTACGGCGTTGAAGCCGACAAGGTGGGGCAGGAAGCCATTGACCTCGTAGAAAAACAGATAGAGGCATACAGAACACTGGGAAAGGAACGGCTCAATTCCGGTGCGTCTGTCGGTTCCCATTCAATTGGTAAGCGAATGGCAAAGAACACCTCTTCAAGCGACTGGCAGGACATCGCCAACGCACTCGACATGTCAGTCAATGCCGCCAAAGAGTTTATCGGGACCGGAAGAATGACCGGACTGTTTGACCTTACCGTTGAGCAATTGGAGAAACTCAAATCCGATGCTCCAACATTCTGGGCAGACATGGACGATGATGTACGGGAATATCTGGACAGTATCATTGAAGGGGAGGCCAAGATAGAGGAAATACAGAACCAGGTAAAAGAGCGGCTCACCCAAACAACCTTTGACAGTGTTTTTGACAGTTTCGTGGATACCCTTATGGATATGGACAGCTCTGCCAAAGACTTTGCTGAGGATTTCAGCGAGTATATGCAGCGCGCCATCCTTACTAACATGGTGGGGGAAAAGTTTTCCAAAGAGCTGCAGGACTGGTATGACTCCTTTGCAGAAGCAGGGAAAGACAAAGAAGGAATAACCAAAGAAGATATGGAGGAGCTTCGTAAACAGTACGAGGAAATAGTGGATGCTGCAGTTGCTGAACGTGACAAACTGGCCGAGATATTCGGATGGACCGGAGAAGCCACCCATCAGTCTGCAAGCAGTAAAGGATTCCAGTCCATGTCCCAAGACACCGGAGAGGAACTTAACGGACGTTTTACCGCCTTGCAAATTGCCGGTGAGGAGATAAAGAACCAGAATATAGCACAATCCCAATCCTTGAGCATTCTTAATACGAGAATTGACACCATATCTTCCACAAGTTCGAATATAAGAGACATCGCGAGTGAGACGCGTGACATAATAGCCAGCTCTTATCTTGAGCTTGTGCAGATTTCAGAGAATACGGGAGCGATTGTGAAACCCGTACAGCAAATGCAGAAGGATATTGCGGAAGTGAAGAAAAATACATCAAAATTATAGGCTATGGAAGCGAAGTTATTAATTAACAACAAGGATGCTTATGTCACATGGGGCGTAAGAATGGATGACGGATTTCTAACAGCATTGTGCGCTCCCTGCACGATGAAAGAATATATAGAAAACGAAAGCCGTCTTGAACACGGGAAAAGAGTGGTGACAGACAATGCCAAAGTTGCTTCAAGAGAAGTGACCCTAGCATTTACAATAACCGGAACGTCACAATCCGATTATCTGGCAAAAAGGGAAGCCTTTTTCCAAGAACTTTATAAAGGAGCGGTATCAGTAAAGGTCCCTGCCAACAGCAATGATGTGTATCACTTGATATATCTTGGGAAAAGCATATCTTACGCACATAATAGAGCAAGGACCTCTGGTAAGTGTGCCATGAAGTTTGACGAGCCAAACCCTTTAAATAGGACATAGCTTTTGTTTTTATCGGGAATTGATTAAATTTGCAGTCCCCGAAACAATAGAAGCAACATGAATCCTCTATGAGGGAGTGTAACCCGTAGTCAGTCGGGTTCCGGTATCTATGCCGGTGGGGACACTTCTTTATAGGGGATTCGCCATTTTCCCCAAAAATCTTTAGTTTAGGAAGAGTTCATATATGGGAATACAAGATAAGTCCATATTCCATAATTTGTCTATAAAACTACTCAAAAACATGCAATAAATGCTGATTTTGCAATGTAGGAATTGCATTTTTGGCTAATTATTGATAAAAAAATACTGTTTTTCTTCTTTTTTTTTGTGGAAATATGAAGAAAATATATATTTGCAGCAAATGATTACGCCTTTGGCTTACGCTTGTCCCCCTCTTGATAATGGACATGCCCAACCAAAGGCCTTTTTTATTTTATATATTATGAAAAATCGTCCTAACACTTCGTATACAGAAACTCCCATTAGAGTAGCTATTTTAATAGATGGTGGTTATTTTATAAAACGTTATAACGCTATGTATAATAAATCTGGTAATAAAACTGCATCAACGATAGCTAACGATTTATATACTATATCTCACTCTCATGTAGGAAAGAACAACTATCTTTATCGCATTTTTTATTACGACTGCGTTCCTTTTAGTAAAAAAGTACACAATCCTATATCTAATAAATGTATTGATTTCTCAAAAACAGAAGAAGCACTATACAGGAATGAGTTAATAAATGAGTTAAAAAAGAAAAGAAAATTAGCATTGAGATTAGGACACATTAAAGAAAGCAAACGCTGGATGTTTTATGATAATGCTATGAAGAAACTTCTGAAAAAAGAGATATCTTTAGATGATATACAGGACACGGATGTATATTATGAACTAAGGCAAAAGGGGATAGACATGAAGATAGGTGTAGACATCGCATCTTTAGCTTTAAAAGGATTTGTTGATAAAATAGTGCTTATATCTGGAGATTCGGATTTCGTCCCTGCAGCTAAATTGGCAAGAAGAGAAGGTATAGATTTTGTCCTTGACCCCATGCATTGTGAACATATAGAAAACGACTTATATGAACACATTGATGGTTTAAAAAGTATACCTTTATATCATCAAAAAGATTCTAAGAAAAATAATGGCACAGGAAAGTAAATACTCATACGACGAGGAAAGCGTGAAAGCTATCGTCCATTGGGCTTTGACGGCCCAGCTTCCCAAGGAAGTGACATTAAGCGAATCGGAACACATCATCGATACGTCCATGTACGTCCACGCCAACATCTGCGACATCAACCAGCACTATCCGGACCCATTCTACAATCCGGCGATTGACAGGCTGTACAGATTGAAAGAGGTTATAGAAAAATAGGAGGTTGTGCCAGTGTTCTGGCACGCCTCTATCAGTCATCAAATTTCCGGTTTTTGAACATATCGCTATCCGTGACTTCCTGCATCCTCTCACCGTAGCATACCCGTAGCTTATCCTTCTGCATTATCACAAGATTGCGATATGGTATTTTATTCACTACTTCATCGTAGGACAAGTGAAGTACATCCATGAACGTGGCAATTTGCCCCAGGAGACAATCATTACCTATAACTTCTGTTTTGCTGTCAGATTTACAATATTCCTGGCTAAATCCGACAGCCTGATAAAATTTTCCATAGAGACCAAAGAAAAGGCTATTCCCAACGCATTCAGGAGCTCCCCCTCATGCCCATGGCACAATTCATCCGCAAGGCTTTCATCATCCATTATAAACCATGACAATGCCCTACCCACGCATTCCATATTGCTTAAGGATGCGATATATTCTCCCATAGTCTTTACCTCTTCGCCAATGTCAGACAAACACTTTGCGGCACCGGCTATTCTATGTATTGTAGGTGGGTATATCGTATATGCTTTTCCGTTTATCAGCACAGTTTTGAAATCCTCCCCAAGAATGGACTCATTAACAATCTTCCCAGCTTTCATAACCTAAAATGAATAAAGGTGGTGAGCCGATACCCACCACCATGATTTAAAGGGTTTCAGAAGAGACCAGTGTAACATTTTTATTGACTGTCTTCCCGGCATCGGAAACACTTGTATTAATTGTTCCCGATTGTGTAACATACCCCGTCTTAGACACTTCATAGCTTACGGTTTCCCCGACGTTCACCCGTTTGGACTTTACCGTATCGCCGTCCAGTTTAACGGTCGCATCAGAAGGGGTAGGTGTTACCATGACTGTAGTTCATGCGGCATCAACCTTTGCGCCGTCAAACAGATAATCGCTCTTGACGCCCTCATTCTCATTTTCCATAGCAACCGCAGTAACGCCTAGACCGATGTTCTTCTCAGCCATAGTTCCCTTAGCAATCACAGCCGCATTGGTAAACACGACATAATTACCGGTCTTGGTCTGTCCTACAATAGCCTTGTTCACAATTCCGGGAGTATCCGATGCTGCCCAACCAGCGTCTGTATCAACCTTTTCACCTCCCTGCAGGTCCACCTTGTCATCAAAGGTGAATTCTCCCATAGTGAAAGTGATTGTTTTCGCCCCGTTCTGGGTCACATCACGATAATAGATTTTCCCGGTAAGCTCATTGATATAGTCAGTATAAGTAGGGTCGTCCTCCGTATACTGCCATGTATCCTGATGGGAATTCTTCACTTCTGTGGCTGTTCCTAGCCACGTTTTAAGAGTTGTTTTGGTAACAGCCTCAGTTATCACATCGCCATACCATATTTTCTTGATTCCAATAAACGGTTTCATATAATTTTCAATTAATGTTTAACACTTCAAATGATAATCTAACACTCACGTAACTACACTTCAGTCCTTCGTCCCTTTCTATACCAATGGAAGACTTGGATATAAAGTACCAGCTTCCGTCGTATTCATCTACAATTCCGTCTCTAATCCACAATTCAGCAAGCCGCTCGACCTCATTCAGCCTTACAGTATTGACCTCATGCAGATAGTCAGGTACGCAAATGTTTACATAAGCAAAGGCACTCTCCCAATAGGTGTCTGGGGATATTGGGGTAGAGATGACAATGACAATAGCCTCTTCTTCAAGTTCGGACTTTATAGGATTCCAGCTGTCATATATCTCCTTGATTCCAAAGTCTTTTACCCTTTCAAATAGTATTTTGTATATATCACTTGTTACTATCATATCCAATATTCTGAATAAGAGAAAAAGTTTGTACTTTTAGGTATATATACCTCACCCTCTCCCCTTACCTTATCACCATCCAAACAACGGATATAATCACCAGCTTTTATCATTGGATTCCTCTCGGAAACCACATGGTATAACGGGCGGTATATTTTACCATTCTCAGACTTGAATTCCCTGGTGGTATTGTCATCGCAGCGGCATCTTCCCACAGTCTTCCAGCTTTCACTCCCGGTCCCAGGAATGGGACGATTGTATTCATCCCTTTCTGGAGAAGTAAAAACCTTCAATTGTAATATATGCGGGTGAAAATACATTACCATATTTCTGATATATCCCTAATTACACTCAATCCGACCAGTTCGGCAGCATCACCATTCAGCTCAATGCCATATTTCCGAAGCATCAGTTTTATATGTGACTTTATGGCATCAGTCCCCCATGATGCAGAAAAGCCATTTTCATCTACCGATGTGGGATGCATAATGTTACCCTCAATAAAATTGTTGATGGAAACGCCAATTAGCCTTTTGTCATCATCGGAAGCCTCTTTCCCTGCATCGAACCCGAAGTCAACCGCAAAGTCAGAGGCTCCCGCATCAGATATCACTCCGATATAGGAAAACCTCTGCTTTATGTAGTTTGCAATTGTCATTACTTCTCTACTGTCAATGAATATATGCCATTAATCTCAGTGATAATCGGTAAAGACAAAGACTGTGCCTTGGTAAACTCAACTCCATTGGAATTGTCTGTTTCACCCTTACCCCATTGGGAAACACGTATTCTTCCGTAATTGGAATAAGTGACACCCGGCTCTTGTCTTAATTCATTGTCTGCATACGCATTTTTGATAACTCCCAGCTTGCCTGCCGGAATAAACACCAAGTTTTTATCATTCCATGGAGAATATTCCGTCAATTTACCGTTATTTTGAATACGGGTAGTACGTCTGATAACCTCAAAGATAGGGAATCCGTTCTGACGCATGAATTCATTCAAATTAGACAGCAATAAGGGCGTGGAAGATTTATCTTGGCCAAAGATGACCAGTTTCATCTTCTTGTTCCGAAGAATGTAGGACAATCGATTCTGAGAAATAAGTATTCTATCAAAAGTAACCTTATCCTGAGAAGCGTCCAAAATCATTTGAATATCTTCAAAACAATCCACAGTATCGCTATTATCCGTATTCCAGTCTTTTGTTACACTGGCAATATTCTCCGCAGGCATTTTATGGTCAATCACACCACGAACGCCCCCCTCCGGGTTGTTGTTTTCATCAAAAGTAAACACCCCTTTGTTAGACAACGCGCCTAAGAAGATAATGTCAAGCTTTGACTGAACAGAGTTAACCACCTTTGTAACATTGTTCCACATCAAATTGATAAGCTGTTGCGTCTTCTGATTATCTGTAAGCATGCGGGAATCAAGAATCTGCAATACTTTACGATAATCCTCAATAGGCATGGAATAACTCATCTGATGTGTGAGGACTTTCTGCTTCAAGGTTTCAAGTCCTTCCGTACCCATAATAGGCTCCTTACCTTTTGAGTCCAAAGTCGCAGCAGCCACACTTAAGTTATACTGTCCAATCAGCTCCTCAAAGTTAAGTCCGATAGTCGGTATGTCCCAATCCAGAAATCTTTCATAAATATTCTGGTCAAACAATCTTTTGCGCAGCTCAGAAGCGGCATCAATACGAACCTGCACCTGCTTGGTGAGTTCGCCAAAAATCGAGCTATAAAATAATCCCGGCATAGTTTTATTGTCTTACATATTTAATACTTGGATTATTCTTCATGCACCATCCTCCCAGCAACCATTCATCAGGCATAGGATAGGCAACATCTTTTAGAATAATCACATCATAACCCGCAGAAACAGTCTGAAAACTCATATTGGTTTTATATTCATAATCCGTTTCCACAACAGCATTCGGTTCACTTCCCGCAACGACGGCAAACGCATCTTTTGTCGCACCAGTCAAGGCAGCTGCCAATGTCAGCACATCATAATCAGCATTCGAACTGTCTATCGCCGTAATAGCCTGCTTATTTTCTCCAATGGTCAGCTCTTCCCCCACCTGCACCAGACTGCCTTTAACAACTCTCGGAGAGGAAGTAGTTCCTCCCGACACGATTTTAACAGCCTTGCAAACGGTACATTCCATTTTTGAGAAATCCAAAGCAATGGGAGTCCCTTTTCTTATCAGAGTTCCTTCTGGGAACGTCTGCTTAAGCTTGAAATCCCCTGGAAGGACTTTACATTCACCTCTCCAGAATACGGGAAAGTTTCCCTTAATTGTTCCTTTTTCAAATACAATAGCCATAACTTATTATTATTAGTTAGCGTCCGGCAAACTTTCAGCCCATTCCCTGGCCATCTCTTTACCTTGGGATTCAGGAGTAGATAAGGAGAACGCCGAACCTTTATCCTCCAAACCTTTTGCCACCTCATTTTGTCTCACCTTGGATAAGTAGGAATCAATTGCCGACTCGTCCATATCCTCTGATATGGCAAATCCTTCATCGATTCTTCCTTGTGAGATTTTGAGTTCCTTGGCTTTTGACATGATTAAATTGGCCCTTGCCGCTTTCGCCTCCTTCACCTCATAGGAATTTAGCTTTTCTTGAAGGGGATTAAGCCTTGCCGCAATTGCATCATCAATCATTTTTTGGATATCCGGTTGCTTGCTATCGCCCCCTTCATCCGCTTTTGCTTCCTCTTTCTTTTCCCTCGCTTTATTGACGGCGTCTGTCACCCGTTTGTCAATGCCGCTCTGAAGAGACGAAAGGAATGCTTTTTGAGCAGCCACTATTGTGGCCAGGTTATCCTCAGTTACAAGACCGGTAGCTTCCAGAGCTTCGGAATGTCCCTGAAAGATGTCATCGCTTAACCCAAGATTTGAATAAGCTTGTTTTAAGGCTTGAAATATTTTCTCTTTCATACATAACTTGTTTTAATTCTGTATAAAATTATACATTGGTAATTATTGGGTAAAATTTTCAGGACCTTCAGAACAAACCTTTTATAAAAGGTTTGTTTTTAATTAGAATTCGGGGGATAATTCCCCTTCTTATCTTGATGTTTTTCTTGATTTTTACTCTTTATACGTTCTATTTCCTCTTGGGGGTTGTCTGCCAGAGCAAGTATATTGACAGCCTGCTCCAGAGATATGATGCCATCATTATATGCTTTCCCTATAGAGGCCCATTTCTCTTGGACGTCTTCACTGAAAGGTTCTGAGAATTCATGTTCAACAACCATTTTTGAAAGCTTTTCACGCAAATGAATATGAGTGACATTCATCATTATAGATACAACCAAGTTCTTTTCTCTATCCACCAAAATATCATATGTTTCCTTCAGATTGTCCCTCTTAATAAATCCGAGAACCATAGCTCTCTTCAATGCTTCACCGGAAAGAGTACCCAACCCCTTCATATTCTCAAACGAAAAATCGGGAGTAAATGAGTCAAACAAGATAGAAGAGTTCAAATCCTCCTTCTCGCTTTCTTTCATGGAAGAATATTCTGGAGGAACCAGATAATCGACAGCACTGATTTCCTTATTGGTCAATTGTAGAACCTCCCCTACTGTTTCTGCCCCCCGCAATGACTCGATAACATCAGCAGTAGCTTTTAGTTTAGGGTCTGCAAAATAGTTATTTGTATCGGCCGCCTTAGAATCAATCATCTCTTCCCGTGAACATCTCCTCTCAGTGCCGGCCCATGCCTTTTCCTGACGATAATAGATAACATTTATTTTCCCGGTAGGATTAGACACGGGAACCACCTCCCATCCAATATCAGCCTTCCTACATCTAAAAATAAAATACGGTGTCTGTAAATCAAAGTGTTCCACGGTCTTCCCCCCCTCCTTTATATAATAACCATAACCGAACGCGATTAAGTTCTCGTACTGGTCAAACAATGGACGTAAGGTATAGCCTTTCGATTTTGATATTACAAGCACTTTAACTGCAGGCTTCCCACCATCATTATATATATGGTATACTTTAGCACTCTCTGTCTCTGCCCCAGCAATGCGCTTAGCCTGCCGCATGGTAGTATTGAAACGGGTATCTTTTAGAAATTGGGTATATGCTTCAAATGCTTCATCCTTTCCTTCTTCACCGGTAGGAGTTTTCCATTTTATAGGATTTCCAAGCAGGAAAAAGAGTTCTACCTCATTGATATACCTTTGTCGGCAACGAGGCAGTTTTTCAACCTTATACGGCTCCTTTCCCTTACGCATTTTATCGGGTCGATTCATTACATCATGTGTAATAGGATTATATTCCTTTATGGCTTCCTCCACACACAAGTCACGATTCTGCATCATTGACTGGATGCGGCTTATATCCTTGTCGTGGACCAGCTGCATTAAATCACGCTCAACTCCCATGGAGTTTAAAACCTTGTTCCGTAGAACACCGAATATGGCTTCTATAAAATTCATATACCAACCGTTTAATAAAGTCCTAATTCTTCTTTACTATACTGTTTACCGACCAATATCTTACCCAACAGTTTCCCTATCGTCCAATAACGTGATGCGTCAATCAAATGGTTGTATGCATCAATCGGGGTATTGATAAATTTGCCGTCTTTATTTTGCTCATAGACATAGTTCTTAAGCTCCCTTATAAAGTTTACCGACCTCCTGGTTACACACAGCTTATATTCCATCATCTTGAAAAGCCCTCCCATTACCGAACCCTTGTATTTATCTGCAGGGAATATAACAATTCCTGCATTTGAGATTTCCTGGATAAGTCTTGGGTCCGCACTGTCCGCATACACAAACAGTCCAATGGATTTCAATGCGCGAATTATCTCGCTTGTAAGCATGTGGGTCTGATAACATAATTCATCAAAGTACATCCGGTCATCCACAATGCCACACTTAACAATAGCAGTTGGGTCCGAACTGTAGCCAAAGTCCAATCCCACCGCCACATGCTTTGCATATGCCGGAAATTCGTCCACAATCTCGAATTCAGGGAAGACAAGGCCTTCTGCCATGGCCTGCATCCCCAATCCATAAACCGTCCACAACACCTTGTTTTTATACTGGAGGGATTCTATCTCGTCGATGATGGTCTGCTCCAGAAAGGGGTTATCCTTATATGTGGATATGAAATGGAAAGTTCGTGGGTCCTTATTCAACTCGCATAGCCAATGTTCATCCGAAAATGAAGGATTGTAGTCTATTATTGAAAAACTTGTCGTACGCATGACTAGTTGTTGCCACTCCAGGAAAGAAATCTCATTTCCTTCATTACAGTAAAGAATGTCACGCTTTCTACCGCGTATTTTCTGCTCGTCATCAGTAGAAAAGAACTCACAGAAAGAACCATTAGGCAATGTATACACCATTTCGGACTTGTTCATGCACCGGTTATCCCACATCTGAAACTTGTCCTGCATTATTTCCTTGAAATCCCGGAATACGGACCCCTTAAGTGCCGGAAGCGTCTTTCTTACAACTGACAAAGATGTTCCAGGGCGTTGAATAATGTATGCCAAAAGATATATCAATATGTTGTATGTCTTGCTTGACCTGGAACTTCCTTGCGCCGACACGACCTTATACCCAGACCTTATAGCGTTATCCACCGTGGAATATATCTTAGTCGTCTGTATCAACATCTATCACGTCCTCCCTCTTGTCTATCACTTGGATAGTAATGGCATCATTCTTATTTAGTGATACATCCTCCTTTATCGGAGCATCCCATCCAAACATCTTTGACAATTTATCAATAGCATCTATCTTGTTGTACATTTTCAGCTCATATCCCTTGTCTGTGCTCTTTATGGAAAGTATAGCACGTTGTAAGCTTAACGGCAATGCCGTCACGTCTTTTACTACCACCGTGGTAAAGACACCGTTGTTCCTCGATTCTATGGCGTCAACGATATTGGCTCTTGCTATATCAGCCAATATACCAACCACTTCATCCTTGGTTATATCCGAGCGTCGCTGCATTTCAGCACGCAATTCTTTCAATCTTGCGGCAATCTTGCGGTTATTGAGCAAATCAAATGCCGTCCGGTTAATGGTCTCATCCTTCATCTTCTTACATGAGTAAGCACGACGATAAGCCTCAGAAGCATTGCCGCATTCAAGGTAATAATTACAAAAACTTTCTTGCTTTACTGTAAGCCCCATAATCGCTTTATATTTATTTCAAAGATACCCCATTGCAAATAAAACAGTAAATAAAAGAGAAGCCAATAACGAACATTTGGCAAAAGGTTTGTTATTTCATAAAAAAAAGCCAGAGTTTCCTCTGGCCGAAATCACAAATTCATAATTACTTGATTAGACCTTTGACTTTTAAACGATTCATGATTTCTGTGTATACATACCCTACATCCATACGAAATTCCTTGTATTGTCGATATAGAAACGTGATATCCGATATATTGTTTGACAAAGTGCATGGCTTCACATTGGGAAACAATTTCTCAAAAGCCATTCTTATTCCGTTCGGCATTCTTCCTCCAGCAAGTACACTAGGAGAAAAAAGGAAAAGAACTATATACATGAACTTCTTTCTCTGTATCACAGAATCCAGGTTTGGGGGAAAATCCATTTTTGATAAGATTTCCGCAAACCATTCATACATTTGCGGAATTATTTCTACATCCACCAGCATGGGGGTTGACAGTTCGTTCTCACGCTCTGATAACCTTGACTTTTGCTCCCTTATATATTTAAGTTCAGATATTGCAGAAAATTCCTTCACCATAACATAAGTATTTTAAAATAAATAGTATCTTTGCACTATGTCGTGTGAAGGAGTGGTGGAAAGTCGTGAGTCCGCTGCTCCTTATTTTTTTACTTGATAGGTCCTTGAACTAATCTACCCTTTGTCTCTCAACCCGTACTTCCTTATGTAAGTGCTTATGGTGGAAGCCGCCACGCCCATCTCATAGGCAATGTCCTTGGACTTCATCCCGTCGTTTACCATCCTCCTCAGCTTATCCATGTCCACAAGTCTTGATGCATGTCCTTTCACTTCGACAGCAGGGGCAAGGCCCAACGTCTTGCGCTTCTTCTCTGCGTATTCAGGTGTAAGCTTGTCTTTGGTTACATAGATTATAGTCCTGCTGTCTATCCTGAGCGGGTATAGCTTTTTCTCAATCTCCTTATGTTTTTCGGCAAGAAGTTCAGCGTCCCCGTTTACCGTTGTGTCAATCTTCTTGTATTTGTCATCAATAGGGGCATGCAGTTTTTTCAGTCTGTCTACTTTTCTCATGATTTCAATATATTATTCCAATCTTGTGATACCATTTGTCCGCGTGGCTGAACCATCAACGGTTTGCCGAAGAGGGTTACTTTGTATAGTTTACTCATGAATAATTCGGCTTTTGTTCCGGATTCTGGCTATGCCTGCTAAAACGTCCCTGCCAGCATTCATGAGGAACACGTTGCATGAAGGTATGGCGCATACCCAAATCCTCCCATTCCTCGCAATACTTCTCCAATATAGCCGACATCTCGTCAATCATACGGACATAGGCTTTGTTGGCTTCAAGGCCACGCTCTATAATCGGGATTGCCTTCTTCCACTCTTCATCCGTAAGCAGATTGAGGGACAAGGAAACACGGACAGCGGCTATAATTTCATCTGTAGTCCAAAAGTCGTTACCGTCCTTGACGAAATGATTTATTACTTCGTAGTCAAAGTATTTTTTCAGCCTGCTCTTGAATGCCGTAATGTTATGCTCTCTGAAGCCAGAACTGTATGTTGTGTAGATAAGCCTTCGTTCGTAATATTCTGTTTCCGAGTAGTCTTCAAGTCTTTTCCCTAATAATATTATCTCCATTGTTATTCCTTTGCAACAAATCAATGTTTCTTTATGTAATCAACTAATTGAGGACCTAAGTCATGAAATCGACAAAGCCCACTAAACACAAGGCTTGCACTCATTCCGCTGTGACCTTGGTCTATGAACATTTGTAAGCAGTTCTTAAAACGCTCTTCTTTAGGCTTATCTGTATTGAGTTCGAATATAAGTTTCAACCAGCAATCGAGTTCAAACCCTTTATAGATGTCGTTCAATCGTATAGGAACAATCTTATCCCAATATTCAAGATGTTTATCCGGAATAATGCCACGTGCTTTAGCCATATATTCTTTTATCAATTGCGGAATCTTAGCCTTGAACTCGGCTTCCCTTCGCAGGTATTCGTTATGTTCATCCTGCAAATCCTTGTCGAACTCAGCCTTCGTCTTTCTCGTGACCTTCAAATACATTTCATCAAGTGTTTCACTTGAATACAGTTCTTTATCATTAAATTTGCAGAAACAATCTTCACTAGTTTTCTGCTTGTATTTTTTCAACTGTTCGTATGCGTAGTCAATGTTTACACCTGGATACATTTCTATTTCTTTCATAAATTCACAGTTTCCTATTATTTAATTTGTTATACTCATCCTCAATACATTTATTGATTTTAGCGGCTTCCTCGTACCGTTCCTCTTCAATCAACTTACTTTTCAGCCATTGAAGCTGATTCATATAAATAACATCATCACGGTCTGAAACCCTACGGGTGTATTCCCTTATCTCATTCAGCTTGTCCTCCATGCGCCTATGCCATCTGCTTACCATGATTAGGACAAATCCTAATGCAATGGCATTGAATAAAGTGATGGAGACTTTAATTATCAGTTCCACGGTTTCCATAATAAATTTTAATCAATCAGTTCAAATTCGTAAACGAAGACATAAGGATTGCTCTTAAACGTACCCTTGCCAGAAACGCAATCTATTAAGGATGCAAAAGCTTCACGAGGGGTGCAATAAGGCTGAATGTCCCCTTTATAATAATAAGCATCCATAAAATGTGTATCTGCACTTCCGCATTGTCCTTTATAAATTCCTTCTTTCAAGCAATCTTTATCGGAGATGTCTTGCAATCTTTCGATTTTGATGTTGGTAATGCGGATATGGTGGGGCATAAGGTCAGCGCGGACAAACATTTTATTTTTCCAGCCGGGTGCGAATTTGGTTTTAGTATAAAATCCTATTCCGTCCTTATCATCAAGTGCGATTTCGGGATTCATCCCTAAACTTTCATAACTTTGCGCAATGGCAACAACTTCACCGACTTTGTATTTAGGAATATTCCAACCCGTAAAGTCTCCTTTGTCGTTTTTCCAACCAAAAGCATAATTTAATGGAGATACTATGTTCCCGTCATTATCGTAATCATTTGGTTCAAAAACGGGGAATACAATATCATAAGTTTCATTTGGTCTGTCATACTTGCAGACCCTTCTCGTCATAGTCTTCCGACCTTCCAACACAGCTTGGGTTAAGCTGTATTTATCATTAAACATTATTTTCTTAGCCATATCATATAAGTTTTAATACTTCTCAAAATTTGGAATTTGCAAATAGAACGAGTTTCGAGACATGGGAAGCCAAACTGTCGTTTCATTGTTACACGTATCCCAATTACCTTCTCCAAATTCATTATTTAATGCTTCCACTATCTTGTAAAATATATCTTTTACAAAACAAGTATTAAGCACCTTCTTGCCTTTAATGACGATTGTAGGTGTATAGAGTGAGATTTTATATTCACCGCCATTAACTATCGACCAGTTACCTTGCGCTACTGTAATATGCGGATTAGTTTCATTCTTGTACTCTTGCGATATGCTTATATAACAATTGAAATAATTAGAAATTAAATCTGATTTATAAACTTTTATTCCCGTTGCTTTTTCTAGAAGCTTTCTAAGTCTATAAGCATCATTTACAATAGGAGTCATTTTCATATAAGTTTTAACGCTTCTTGTATTCCTGCTTCAAGTGCTTCTTCGTAGGTGTCCCACAGACCGCCATCATTAGTCCCCCTGGAATCATCATCTTCCTGCCACGTTCCGTTATCGGCTTTCACTATAGCATAGCCGTACCCTACAGCACTTCGGTATATTTCGATATGCAGGTTCTTGGTTTCACGAAGCCACCTTTGGGCAATAGATTGAGTTGGAGCAGAGATAGAGTAAACGTCTGTATTATAATTCTGGGCATCGTAGCTTTCATCTATCTCATACTCAGGACCACTACCTCCTTTATACACCAATTCATAAAAGCTATTAACATCTTCTTTAAATCCTGCCGCCTTTAGTAGCTTCGCTGTCTCTAATGTCACAAGTTCTTCGGTCATAATTGTATAAATAATCTAAATGTTAAAACAATAGTCGTAATGATAAAGATTAATGCGAAATGTTTCCATATTTTTACAGTAGCCTCTAAACCGTGCTTCTGTTTGTCAAACTCACTTAAGGCATAATTCAAAGCCTCGTCTTTCAACCCCTTAAGCTTGTCATTCAAAGCCTCGGTTATATCGTCTGCGATAATATGCTTCACCCTTTCTGACACGGATTCCGGATACCCTCTTTCTTCATAATTTATTTCATTCAACAAACTATGATGGAATATATAGGGTATTCCGTTTACTTCATAGGAGAGCTTGATACCGCTTTCTTTGATGTATTTCAAAAACTTTTCCTCGACAATCTCGTTTATCCTTTCTTGGTTAAATTCTGACTGCTTCTTTATCTCATTAAAATATTCCTCGTCAACAATTACACAGTTGTTTTCGAGTTTCATTACATGTGCTTTCATAATTATTCTCCTTTCAGTTTCTTAAAAAATTTCATCGGCGACACCAAGGAACCCGACGAAATGTCTTTAAAAATTTTACTATCATCATTCACACCCAATGCAAGACAATACTCCTGCGGATTAACTTTTGCCAGTTCCTGGAGCATCTTCTCCCGATTTGCACCTGCGTAAAGAATCCCGGTATATTCCAAAGTAATAGAGCCGTGCATGTCTTTCATATCTGATAGCTTTAATATTTCTCTTCTTGACATTATTCAATCTCCTTTCAGTTTCTCTATTAGTGAATCAGCAAAACCAATACTCCATTCTGCCACTATATTTGAGTCAACACTCATTATCTGTTCATGTGGATTGCTACAAAATCCTTGCATTGCAGCCTTTGCCAGTTCATAACGCCTCTGTTCCCAGTCAATTACTAAATTCCCAACATTCAAAAAGTCAAGTTCGCATTCTCTGAAAACCATATTATCGCACACATATAGATTATCTCCGCTATGTTGCGCGTTGATATTTACTTTTGGGATTACATCTATCAGAACTCCGGTCGCTCTTACTCTTGCTTTCATAACTAATTAGTTTTAATATATCCTTTTTCAATACACCAGCACAGCATCTCGTAGGCTGCGTCAATCAATTGTCTTGATTTAAACTCCTCGTAGTAATCAAATTCATCTGACATTGAATAGCATACATACCATTCTTTGCAATCATAAATGGATATTCCCAGCCAATAAGTATCTGTACTTGTCTTTATTTCTTTCGGCAGCTTATCAAGAATATCCTGCAAAGTATAAGTAGGAAGGATTTCATATGACATAAATCCACAAGTCTGAAATTCCTTATGTAAACTCAAAAACCATACACCTTTTGATTTGTCGTCAATACGGCTTCCATGCGACACTCTTGCCCAATATATACTTGCATCACTTGTATCTAATCCAAGCTCCTGCAAGTGCTTCATCTGTTCGATTGATAATACTTGTTTCATTTCTTTTCCTCCTCCGTTTTAATCTCTGTTACTTTACCACGACTGACAAATATATCTCCACCCAGCATGTAGCACATTAATATTGATTGATGACAAATACTATAAAGAGAGCAATCATCACAATAAGCCTCTGAATTAGTATTCACCAGTTCATGCAGCACCCCATCTATTATTATTCCGTTCTTTACTTCCATAATCAAATACAATATTGAACAATTTTATTTTTCTTACAAAATCTGATTGAATACCTCACTGCCTTCCGTATGTCCTCATACTCCTTTATACTGTACACGTTGTATGTACGGAGCTTTTTCATAATCGCTTCCTCTATAAAAGGAAGAATCTCTTTCTCAAACCTGCTCATTTTCTGTGTGTTTTACGGTTCTTGTTCCTCTTCCTGCGTTTCGCAATCTGCTTGTTTGTACATCTATCATCTTTTGGACGATATTTTCTCATTTTAGGTGCATCACATGGTTCTAAAGGAGAAGTATCACCATACGGATTATAAATATTATAACAAGTATTTTCATTCCAAGAAATTTCGTCCTGCATATTTTACCCCTCTTTCTTTTTAAGACTTATATCAATTGACAACCTATCGGCAATTTCTTCCTTAATTATCTCCCTGCACAAATTCCTTATCATAGAGTAATCACCATGTCTTTGTATCTCGTTGGAAACCATACAACGAACCCACCTCTCTATATCAACGTCGTTTCCATATGTGTTTTGAAAGATACGTTTAACCTCCTCTTTCACAATTGGAACCATAATTTCCTTTATATCCTCTTTAGTCAACTTTAGTTCGTTGTGGATATAATTCTTCACTTCTCTATATCTATATTTACTCATAATGCTTAAACCTCCACTTTTGTATAATTACTAAATTTACAATAAAGATATTTGCTTGAAAACCATCCTAAATGGCTTTTATCATTGACATATTTACAATAGGTTTCCCATTTATCCTTATGTACAATCTCATACATTACACCTTTGTACATAAACACATCTCCTTCTTGTAAATTTGAAATCTTAATTGTTTTCATATTAGCCCAATCCTCTTTAATCTTTTTCTAAAATTCTTTTCATTCAAAGCTTGTTCATAATAGCAATCCGGTTCAATAACTACTTTATTTTTCATTATAGGTTTCCCGTTTAATACAATTGAAACTTCGTTGGTAATAGAAACTCTCTTTATCTCTTTCGTTTTCAGATTAAATGAAAATAGAATATGACCCGGAATCTTTTTCTTCTTATCCGTCAATTTATATTCATGCTGTTTCTTTTGAACATATTCTACCTGGTTTTTAGATAGACCACCCTTTGTTAAATCCGGAACTATTTCCATATCAATAACTATTTAAAATATTCAACAATTCTTTCGCTCTCTTATAGGTATCAAAGCCCTTTACGTTTACCCATTCATATGAAAGACGTTTGTCTTTTCTGACTTGTACGCAATACACGACTATCGGAATGCAGCCATTATACCTTATTTCTTTCACAATCCTATAGCTTTCCATATCAAATACAGTTTCTTATAAACGTTTCCTTGTCAACCATACCGTTCTTTGATTCTTCCACCAAGTCAAAGAATATATTAGCATAACAAACATGCTCGTCTATCATTATACATATTCCATCAGCCGGATAATATTCACATGAAACGTTATCGTCCCAATCTATATATTTTTGCGCTTCTTTGGCTACATCATCACAAGCAATCATATACTCTATGTATTTATTAGATGCTTTTCTTATTTTGTCAAATATATTTCCTTTCATTTCTTTGTCTCCTTCTTTATCTTTTCATAGCACTCTTTACAAAAAACAAACACCTTTCCGTTATTGATTTTAACTTTAAAACCATCTCTCCTTAAATCAGTGCAAGTAGGTTTTAATTCTGCATAGTGATTTAAACCATTTCCGCACAAATCACACGAAACTTCATACCATTTCTTTATCATTTTCAATCTCCTTTTCATTCGTTGTAATACATCTTTGTTTGCTTCAAGGTTCCGTCGAAGGAGGGGATAGGCATCCAATAGATTACATCATCTCTATGATAACTCTCACTTGCAGCGCAGTCATACCAAAAGTGATATTCCATATCTTCGTTGTAATCTTCATCATAATGCGCTATTCTTATTGTTCCATCTACAAGCGCCACTAATTTTTCGTTTGTATCTTCCGGCAACCGTTCCTTAACGCTTATCCACGGTGATTGCTTTGACTGCCATTTAGCACTGGAAATATCCTTTTGCCATTCCGAACCGGCAATGAACCCTACATAATATGCTGGGAATGCACTTCCGCTGCTTCTACTTTCTGCGAAAGAATGAGCAGCTTCTTCTACTGTCTGTTTCATATATTTCTTATTGTGAGCAAGAACCACCGGTTTCCGCTCGTGTTAATCTCAATTCATTTTCCTTTTTCTATTCCGCTCGCTCTGTTCCTCTGCCATACACATCTTGCACCATGACGCTTTCAGATGGTGGTGCAATCTAAACGGGGGATTGTCTGATGAATGTTCCTATACTTCTATTTTATCGCATTGGCAATATTGTCCGCATCCGACAGTTTCCTTGCAAGAACTTCAAATGCTGAAGTACAGCGTTCAGTGTTCATGTTCACCGTTCTGCCGATTTTGAGATTGTCGGAGGCAAGGTTCATCAGTCTTGCCACATTAGCCAGTTTAAGGTAATCCAGCATGAATCTGTTGAACTTTGAATCCTTCTTCCTTAGTTCTCCTATCCGTTCGTCGAACTGTATACAAGCATAGTCGCACAACGTCCTTGCCAGTTCGAACTTTGCAAGTTCTGCGGAATGGGATATTCCGTTGTCATCAAGTGCCTGCTTGAACTGCCAGTATAGCATATCCACGTGCTTGTTCACTTCCTCCACATACTTGTCATTACATTCGGCAAAGAATTCACTGCGGTCTGAACCGATGATACCGTTTACGGTCCGCTCGTATTCCCTTCTCGCTCTGTCCGCATCGTTCAAGTATCTTTTGAATGCCTGCTTGTAGTGGGGTGTGCGTTTCATCGCATGAATGCATTCGATAATCTGTCCGCAACAGATGTCGTTCGTGAACAGAATGTTGTAGGTGCAGAGGACTACAAGGCTCTCATGCTTGCTAATTATTTGGGTTGCCGTTTCCTTGTTCATTTCTTGTACACTTGTCGTTCATACTTCTGTTCCTGCTCTCCTTGGCAAGTTCGTCAATCATGCGCTGGTACTTCTTTGCCACCAACGGGCAGCGCAGGCGCAGTGCATTGTCACGCTGCCACTCCAATAATTCGATTTTCTTTTCAAGTCCTACGTCCATTAAAATAAAGTTTTTTGTATCCTTGATAAAACATACTTGTTCGCATTATTGTAGAAATTACGGTCTATTTCAAAACCGTATGCTTTTCTTCCGCATTGCGCAGCGGCAAGCAATGTACTGCCGCTTCCGGCAACTGGGTCAATTACAACATCTCCTTTGTCGGTAAATATCTCTATCAATCTTCTAAGTAATGGAACTGGCTTTTGGGTACTATGTACTTTGGGTGTATCATTATCTCTTACTCAATCAAAACAATTGAATATCATCCTCCCGTCATTATTAAACTTTGGAAGTTTGTCACGGTATAAAAGAAGACCGTATTCACAATTACCGACTATTTTCATATTGGCTTTTAATACTTGTGCGGAGAAGTCTTTACGGAATACCAACGGAATGTATTTCATTAGCCCGTACTTCCGACCAAGTTCTATGAACATGAACTGTTGTTCGTATTCGCAGAATATTATCATGCAAGGGGATTTACCGGGCTTCTTCGGCTCTTTTATCAGCATATCGCTGCAAAAGTGCATAAACTCGGCTGGGCGAAATTCGTTTTCCGAATTGAAGAACTTTTTCCCGGCTAATTCACTTTCTCCATTCTTGTTGTCACCATCTTTGTACCATGCAGGATTACTTGCATAGGCGTTTTTACCTAAATTGTAAGGTACATCCGCTATAATCAATTGCGCTTTAGGAAGTTGATAGCTACGAAAATTCTGAAAGCTATCTCTGTATAATTCTATGTCTTTCATCTTTTACTTTTGCTAAAACATTCGCATATCCTCCCGTACCGGTCACACGCGCACACCCTATGGCCCTTGACCTTGCATAGACAAGAGTTCCCTACAAAATCCATTGAGTATGAGCATTGGCGGCAGCGGACGGGTGCAGGTGGTATATCTTTTTTCTTTGCCATTATCTTCGGCTTTCACCTTCAATTTTAATTACATTGAACATCTCTTTCACCCGGTCGGCAATATAATCCCCATACCGTTGAGAAAACTCCTTGTCCGGGTCCAGATTGGTAGTCATGTGGGTGTAGAAACAATATCTCTGCTCATAGCGCAGTTGCAAGACGGTCTGAATGGCATTGATGCCCGTACCAAAGTGTTTGGCATCCATAGGTTCCCGTCCCACTTCGTCAATGGCAAGATTGTGCATACATGACCTGTCTGTGTATAGGTTCAACCCGATAATACCTTTCTCGGCAAACTGTAAGGCTATCTCGGCAGCACTGGTGAACTGAAAGGTCAATCCGGCATCCGCACCGCCAATACAATAACGGGCAATTTTTGCAGCATAGTTCTGTAATCCTTTCAGCAAAGTGGACTTGCCAACTCCGATAGGGCCATGTAATAACAAGCCCTTATCCAAATCAAGTATTCCCGGCATTCCCCATATCCATTGATAAAGGGCTTTCAGCAGTTGGCGGTTGCTGTCATCAACTGTAAAGGCCGGGGAAACGGATTTCATGGAAACTACGAGTTGGTTGCGCCAATACATGTCAATCTGCTCCCTGCTCCATTGCTTCTGATTAGCCTTATTTACCGAAGACAATTGATTTGATACCGGCAGAACTTTCGTCTGGTTTTGTATCAGGTTTCCGATTGTTTCCATAATTTTTTAGCTCAAATAATCCGGAATAGTTGTTTGCGATTGATTGCTCGACAATACATCTTGCTTTTTGGGGATTGTTGTCACTTAACTCTAATAGATGATTATAGCACATTTTTAGCGACTTGTCAGATTTATAGCTTTCCCTTCGCTCGCGCTTATACCCAAGCCATTCCTTGAGTACATCCTTAAAATCTTCCGAAACAAAAGACAAATCAACTTCCTTGTTTCTGGGAATCGCTTTCTTATCTCCGTTAGGAGATTCTTTATCTATATCATTTTCATTATCATTTTCATTAGGCTTGTTTTGGGTTGTTTGGGTTGAATTTAACCCACTGGGTTGTTTGGGCTGTTTCGATTTTGCGTTGCAATTTCCAATCGGAGCACCACCTTTACGCCCGTTGTTCCGGTTTCTCTCGACAATGCCATGATATTTAGTTTCGTCTATCTCAAATTGATTGATAAAGAAACCTAATGCCATTTCAATGTCCTCCTCTACCGTAACCTCCTCGCCAAGTTGATACTTGAAAATTGCACGGAATAATCGTCCAAGCTGCTTGTCTGATAATTTGGATATAGGTTTGTAGAAAGACTTGTATATTACAAAACTATCCTTTGCCATTATTTTCTTTTAGATGTTCTGTTAAGGCTTCCAATTGCCCGATGATATATGGTTTGATATTATTGCTGCAATAGACGACAAATGCGACAATCTGTTCTGACAGCTTATGCCATTCTTTTAGTTCATCCTTTTCCATAAAAATCTAATTTTTATAATTCAACTTCCTCAATTACAAATTCTATTCTTGGATTGAGCTTGTCAACCAATTTGCGCGCGTGGATTTCCACACACTGGCGGTCGTTCTTTATGGCTTTGCATCCTTGCAGGCAGTCAAGTAAAATTTTGAAAGCGTTGTCAAGGTCGGGACGCAAGTTTTCGTGATACACGTCCACATTTATCTTAAAGAACCCTTTGATGTTTTTGTCTCTAAGTCCGCACTGTACATAAAAAGTCTTTTCATACTCTTTAAGAACCCTCTGCTTTGCCAAAGAACCATGACCGGATAATGTGACAATCTTGTAACAATTGGATTTACTTGGTATCTTGCCTCTTATTATCTGTTTGTCATATATCATATATGCTTTATTTTAAGTTCAACATTCACCGGCTTGTCCTTCATCGTGGAGAAAGCGTCAAGCAGCTTATCCTTGATTGCCTTCAAAGGCTTTGTCAGTATATGGCTCTCGACTATTTCGAGAGGTATCTTCCTGCCGCTATACGTGATTAGGGACATGGAAGTTATGATGTAAGGCTTCATATTCCCAATATTATGTTCTGTTAAAAGCCCCGAAGCGCATTCTCCGGGGCACAACCATTATTTATTAACCCTTGCCATTTATGTGTGGCTCACATTTATGAGGGGCGTGACAGAATCGAACTGTCCTCCTCTACAATGCTGCGCATTATATTAGTCACGCCAGCCAAACGCCCCATATTCACCTGCCCAATCTTCACAGACCGAGCAGGCGGGTTGAACAAAAAGTTCAGTCGAAATTGAAATTATCTTCACCGTCCGGCATTTCTTCCGGCATATCGTTGCCGAAGTCCATCGGAAGGTACCAATCACTTATAAAATCATTCATGGCTGTCCTCCTTTGCTTTATAAGGATATACGTCAATCAAAGCCGTTTCCACCACAGATGCAATAAGATAGTCAGCTAGTGTCCCTTTCATACCTTCGTCCAATTTCTTCACGGCATCACGTAGGTCGGCAGCTTGTACCAATACTTGAGTAAATGTTTTCTTTTCAGCACCACTCTTTTCATCAAGGGTGATAAATGCCAATTTACATTTAAACCACCTATCTGCAGATTCCTCGTCAGAGAAAAACACCTCTGAATAATTAGCCCTCTTAATATCAGAAACCGTGAATCCTCCACTAATAAACGGTGTCATTTCCTCAATGCATCTTCCTTCGCTTTCTGTAAAAGAAAGACTGTCAAAAAGGTATTTTTCGGTTGTTTTCTTTTCCATGCCGTTTTCGGATATTTTTTGGTATTTTATAGATACCTCGAACCAAGTGTGCATCATAATTTTAATTGATTAATAATTTGTCTTTTGATTTTCTTGCTAAGCTTCCCGACAAAACATCCGTGCTTCTCCGTCGTTCCATCGGGCAGGCATTCCTTGTAGGAGTAAAGCAGCTTTTGCAGGAGAAGCACTTCTTGTTTTGTCAGAGTGATTTTCATTGTTTTAAATATAAAGTTTGTTGTGTTCGACCTCAATCTCCATCAACTGAATCAAACGTTCTTCTTCTGGAGAAGGAATGTATATACCTTGGGCACTTGCAAAATTCCGGAACCTTTCAATGGTAAGGCTCATTTCCGCACTGTCAAGGTCAGACGAACTGCGCAGGTATTTTATTTTTCCAAGATACTTGTCGTCCCTCTCACGGACGAAAGTGTCCTTGTTGCAGAGAATCTTGTAATAGTTCTGCTTAACGTACTCCATCGTTTCTCCAATCTGGCACCCGAAGTAAGCCAGGCAAACATGAAGGTATTTATTTGCCTGGATACTCCTTTGAGGTTTCTTCTCGGTCAGTTCAAACACTTTCCGTTCCTTTATCAGCCTCTCAAGCTTTGACCTTGCCTGCTGGGCATGGAGGGGATTGGCACCGTCGTATTTCATAGTCTAAAAGTTTTATTTACTTACTCAATCACTGCGATTTATATTTATCAACGGCTTTATATCTACATGTATCAAGCTTTCACCTATACCGTTCATATCAAGCCATTTTCTAAAAAGCGATTTAGCCTTTTCTAATGTGTCAATAACAGCACCATCATGAGTATAGCAGAACTTATCTAAATAGTTTACTGATATATACTTGTGAATACATCTATGTGCCTTTTTGCTCAAAAGAAATACGGAGTTTGGTTTATTATAATTCCAATGGTGTGCTTCTTTCCCATTAGTGTTGTAACCTCTAACTCTAAGGTTTCTTGATATATTACTTTCTTCTTTACAAATAGACAAAGTCTTTTTAAACTTTTCCTTATAGTTTAGCCTTTTGAATTTTTCCCTTGACCTCGCACGTTCATTCTCCAACCAAGATTCATCCTTTGATTTTTCAGAGTATCTTTTAGATGCATCTTTTTTAGTACATTCTTTGCACTTGTTTAAATGGCCATCACCCATTCGTGGGTGAGAGTAAAACTCTGATAAAGGCTTCAATATTCCACACTTGAAACAAATTTTCTCCTTCATAGGCTAAAACGGTAATTGGTCATCGTCACCAACATTTTGCATTGGTGGGAAGTCGCTTTGTTGTGGAGCGTCGCTCTCTGTTATGGCAGGCCTTGAGGACGAACTTTCAGACCGACCTCCCAAAACTATGTCATAAGCAAGTATGTCTGTTATATACCGCTTGATGCCGTCTTTCTCATACTCCCGGTAGCTGATAGTTCCGAACACTGTTACCTTGTCCCCTTTGTGGATATACTTTTCTGCAATATCGGCAATGCCACGCCATGCGACAATGTTATGCCAGCTCGTTTTCTCCGGCACATCTGTCCCGTCCTGCTTTTTATAACCTCCCGTAGAAGTCGCAACACTGAATGTGGAAACCTTTACGCCGTTATCAAGCGTCCTTGTTTCTGGGTCTTTGCCCACGTTGCCTATAATAAGGCACTGGTTGACACTTTTACTCATTATTTTCTCCTCCAAATATCTTTTTATCGTTGATAAGTTCTCTGTTTTCCTCCAAGAACCGGATAAACTCCTCACAATGGTTGGTGAGAATGGGTATATCACGCTCCGGATTGAACACATAAGTTTCAGTATAGGTATCTACCACATAACTGCCTTTGTTGAACTCTACGATGTTGTACTCAAATGTCCGTACAATCGAACCGTTCTTCATCAAAGCGTAAGGATAAACCAAATGTTGATGATGGTCTTTGAACTTCCCCACGGTATAGCTTCCTGTTGTCTTGATGTCGTGAACACTGGTAGGCATCAGTTCGTCAATTACCCCATAAACCAAAACATTGCCGTATGCGGTTGGAAGAATCGCTTCTACCCTTTGTTGGGTCAATGCTCCTTTGAAGTAACCGGCGAACTCTCGGCAAAGTGAGATTGGGAAAGTAAAAACACGATTATTATAGGTAGCTTTCAAACCTATAACCTCGTTGGTCTGAACCTCATCGTAATACAAAGGTTTACCTGTTTCGTCACAAGCTCCTTCACGTATTACCTTATATATCTTTTCAACCTGCACAGTTTCGGATTTCCGATTTTCAACCATACAGTCAATTATCTCCCCAAAACATGTTCCTCTATCAGCTTTTTCGCTATCGAAAGGTACTCTGTTTATCCTATCGATAAGAGATTGTAATTGTTGCTCTCTGAACTCATCTTCATTACATGGGGGATTGTCGGAAAAAGCATAATATTTTTGATATATCTTATCACTGTCTATATAATTCTGATAAGAATCTAACAATGTCGGGTATAGTTTATAAGATATTTTACTCATTCGCATATCTCCATTTGTAACCACCTGCTGTATGATGACTTTTTCTACCTATACAGCAACTGATAATATTAGCATTATTAATACCCGTTTGCCTTTCAGCCTCTTTAGCACTTTCAAATGTATTTATTGATGTACCATCCTTTCGGCACTGAACAACGGCTTTTGACATCTTCGGGTGATTTATTTTCTTTTTGCTAAACCGTTCGTTTCTTGTTCCGTAATTAGCATTATATCTCCATGTGCACCATTCTAAGTTAGAAACAGAGTTATTGCTTTTAACCTCGTCTTTATGATTGACACATGGAAGATTCTGCGGATTAGGAATGAACGTTTCGGCAACAAGCCTCTGAAGAGATTTATATTCAACTTGTTGTTGTTTCCATAGTGATATTCGTAAATATCCACTCCATATTTTATTAGGCTTAATTATCTTTCCTATTATCTTTCTAAAATTACCATACCTGCTTTTAATAAGCCTATCTAAAGAGCGAACTCTACCAAGGGTACTTACTTGATAGAG